AATTGGTTAGAAAAAGGAGAATGAAGTGGCAGTACAGTTATTAGAAAATTGGTTACTAAAGGAACAAGAAAAAATCCAAACCAAGTATCGTCACTTAAATCAGGTTTCTGTTGTAGAGCCAGACATTCTTTTTATTGGGGATTCCATTGTCGAATATTATCCTCTGCAGGAACTATTTGGGACTGCAAAGACGATTGTCAATCGAGGCATTCGAGGTTATCAGACAGGGCTGTTATTAGAGAATCTGGATGCGCATCTGTACGGTGGGGCGGTAGATAAAATTGTCCTTTTAATTGGGACGAACGATATCGGAAAAGATGTGCCTGTGAATGAGGCTCTCAATAATCTCGAATCTATCATACAATCCATTGCTCGCGATTATCCACTGACAGAGATAAAATTGCTTTCCATTTTGCCAGTCAATGAGGGCGAGGAGTACAAGCAGACAGTCTATATCCGCACGAATGAAAAAATTCAGAAATGGAATCAAGCCTATAAAGAACTTTCCTCTGCCTATATGCAGGTAGAATTTGCGCCAGTTTTTGATAGTTTGACAGACCAGGCAGGCCAACTCAAAAAAGATTATACAACTGATGGGTTGCACCTTAGTGTTCCCGGTTATCAGGTTTTGACAAAATCTTTGAAAGACTATCTTTTGTAGTTAATTGCTTTCCTTTTTGCATTTTTGTGTTAGATAAGGTATAATGGTTTTATTGTCTTTTGGGGTCGTTACGGATTCGACAGGCATTATGAGGCATATTTGGCGACGTAAACGCTCAGTTAAATATAACTGCAAAAAATAACACTTCTTACGCTCTAGCTGCCTAAAAACCAGCAGGCGTGACCCGATTTGGATTGCTCGTGTTCAATGACAGGTCTTATTATTAGCGAGATACGATCAAGTCTTGTCTAGCGGCTTGATAAGAGATTGATAGACTCGCGGTTTCTAGGCTTGAGTTATGTGTCGAGGGACTGTTAAACGAATACATAACCTATGGTTGTAGACAAATATGTTAGCAGATGTTTGGACGTGGGTTCGACTCCCACCGGCTCCATTATTCCTTTGCATTCTTTTGCATTCCTTGGTAAAACGTTGTTAAATCAACGTTTTTTATTTTTGTCTTTGGTATTCCTTGGCATTCTTTTGCGAAAAAAGGATACAACAAAGGATACAACATTTTTGTCGTATCCTAGAAATCTATGTACTTCGCAAAGCGTTCTCCGATGTCATCCTTTGCTTGCTTAGTTATGTGAGTATAAACGTTCATGGTTGTTTTCAAGTCAGAATGGCCTAAGCGATGTTGGACTTGCTTCAAGGTCATACCGGCATCGAAACATAGACTGGCATGTGTATGTCTGAAGCCGTGGATTTTAATTGGACGCAGGTCGCTACCTTCCACAATTTTGATAAGCCACTTTCTGGGCAAGGTGCTTGGAATCGGCTTTTTAAATTCATTTTCAAAAATATATTTGGTATTTGGATTCTGCTTTCTCCATTTTTTCAAAATGCTTTTTGTTTTCTTGTCCAGACTAATCAGTCGCTTACTGCTGACCGTTTTAGTATTACCTATTTCTTCGCCTGCAAAACCTCTTGTAATAGCCTTATTTATGTCCAGAGTATTATCCGTCCAGTCACTCCATTCGAGGGCCAAAATCTCCCCTTTTCTTGCTCCTGTGAAGGCTAGAAGACGAAATAGAGTTATCTTCTCTAGATCCTTTGTTTTAGCAACAAGTTTTAAGAATTTTTGAAGTTCATCTTTGTTGTAAAAGTCGCTTTTGCCATCTGATTTCTTTCTTGTCGAAGTAATCACGCTATCAACTGGATTGGTATCGATATAACCGTGCCTGATTGCGTATTTAAAAACATTATTCATCAATCCTTTTAACTTACGACCATAGACTAATTTTCTAGACCATTCATTGGCTTGTTCCTGCATTTGAAGAGGAGTGATACTAGCTATTTTCCTATTGCCCAAAACTGGATAGATGTGATTCTTGAAATTCCTAGAAGTCTTGATGTAGGTACTTTCTTGTACTGTTTCAGAATAATCTTTAAGCCATTTTTTAGCAATCTCTTCAACCGTGATTTCTTTCCTGCTCTGTTCTCCATTCTCTATATCTTCTTGGAGTTGGAGTAGTGCTGCCCTTGCTTTTGCTTTTGTAGCAAAACCTTTTTTGCGAGCATACTTACTTTTTCCATTTTCTTTTCCAAGATAGACTATGAAACCATAAGCTGTCTCTCCGTTTTTCTTTTTATAAGACTTTATTTCCATTGATTTTTACCTCATTTCTTGATAAAATGGGTATAAGAAAACGACCTTTTTAATGGTTGTTTCTTATAGACGATATCCTCATACTCAAAATTTGGCGATGGAGAGTGTGGGGATTTTTTTGTTTAAATTCAACAAAAAACGGTAACTAAATTTATAGTTACCGTTTCTGCGTGGCAGCTTGTGCCAACCAGATTATTTGCACTAGGATTTCTCCTAGGTTAGTAACTATATATTATCAAATATATATCATTTTGTCAAATAAGATAGCGCGCTTTGATTTCATCGCTTAAAATTTTCATCTGTGGTTCAAGTATTTGTGCAACACCAATTCCGTCTAAAGGATTGATTTTCTTAAAAATCTTCACTTTGTCAATAGTTGTAATTGAATCTAATTTCGCATAGGTAGTTTTATCTAGGTCAGATACATATTTTTCAAGACGTTGACCAGCCAATGAAACGTTATCTGTAAGTTTTTGTACAAGGTTTATTGCACGTTCTTTCTCGTCTAATCGACCTTCTTTATCCAATTTTGCGATAAGTTCATCAAAATCATCATATTCTCCAAAATGTGCTACCAGTTCATTTTCAACCTTATCTTCAGCCGCTTTGATGAGTTGTGTAGTTAGTAGGCCAAGTCCTTCAGCTAAGTTAAACTCTAGTGGTAAATTGTCGTATCCAGGTTTAGAAGTTAAAGGAATAACCGTGATAGTGTTTCTATTCTTTTTGTCTTCTTTGGTAAGCGTGATTGCATAATGTGGCGCAGAAAATTCTGATCCAAAGTTTATGCCAAAATCAACATAGACAAGCGTTCCGTAAGGGAATACTCTATTTCTACGACGCTTTCCTTGGATTTCACGCTCTAATTGATTGCTATAGTTGGTCATACTTTGACCTAGTCTAGAGGTTTTGAAGTGATTTGGATTCTCAACAGTCAGTTGTTTCATTTTATCTGTTGATACTGTCAATTTATCAAGATTATTTTTTTCTAGTTTGTTCATCCAGTCCCTAAGTAACTCCTTTCTTATCATCCTTTCCATTACTTGCTTGGTGGAAAGTTGAATCCTCACACTCAAAGTTTGTTGATGACGAGTGTGGGGATTTTTGAGTTGTTTCCAAAATGGAAACAGTTGGTTTTATTCCCCTCTATACACCCCGACAACTGCAAAAATCTTGATGTGTGTGTCTTCGGCTGGTGGGAAGTCTAGGATGATGTCTTCATACTTGTCGTTGAGCGATACTAGGCGTAAGCGTCCGTTTTCGGTATAGATCTTCTTGAAGTAAGAACGGTCTCCGTATGCGATAACTGCTAAATCTCCGTTGTAGGTAGTCAGTCCCTTGTCTACCAAATAGAGAATATCTCCGTCTTGGTAGTCAGGTTGCATGGAGTCTCCGCTGACCTTGGTAGCAATATCGTGGCGTGGTGGTTGCTCGTCAACCTCTATAGTCTCTCTATCTGTATCGTCATAACCAAATCCATAGTTAAATCCACAAGCTGCTGCCGTCTCAGATACTACCTCAACTTTGTACAAGCTGATAACTTCCGATACTTCGTTTATCTTCGTTTCTTCTTCGTTTTGCTCTGTGTACATCTCGCGGTTTGCTTTTTGCCTCTCCAGAAGCTCCTCAGAAGTCCGTAGGACGATTTTTTTATTATCTGGGGTTAATTGTACCACCTTGTCCGTTATCTGCTGTGTGAGCAAATCTAGGGACGCTGTGGGGGTGGTAACTTTAGAAAGACTAAATAGTTGTTGTGGCTCAACTTCGAGAGCAGCAGCATAAATTCTAATATCTGTTTCGTCTAATTGTCGTTTGCCGTTTTCATGATTGGATATAGTATTTTGTTTAAAACCAGTCAACTGTGACAATTCGTTTTGTGTCATTTTCTTAGATTTTCTGATTTCTTTAATAGAATTACCTAGTATATTCATAAACATTTCCTTTCTCTACTAATATATCACAATGAGATAAAAAAATAAATAAAAAAATCTCAAAAAGTGATAAAAAATCATTGACTTATATCTCAAAACGAGATATAATAGTCTTGTAAGGTTGAGAAAGGCAATCTTAAGACAAGGAAAACAACAGAAAGGATGGACTAAATGAAAAAGCACAAAAAGAAAAGACTTACCAATGAAGTCAAGATCGGTTTGATAATAGCCCTCATCAATCTAATCTCTGCACTGGTAAATCTTATATCAAAACTCTTCTAGGAAGAGAGTGGAAGGGGCGAAAGCCCCAACCACTATTGTGTAATTTCATTATAGCACAAGGTAGAAAAAATGCAAAACAAAACCGCTAAATTTATCACTTGGTCTTTGATTGCCTTAACTATTCTAGTTATCATTATTACTTGGCTTATATAAGAGAGGAGAATTATTGTTGACAAATAAAGAGAAAATACGTTCTCAATTTCTTCTTCCTAAAATTCGATTAAGGGAAGAACGTAGAAAAAGAGAGCTTACTACGTTATACATGGCGGACTTGATTGGGTTAAAAAATCGTCGTCAGTATGAACTTAAAGAAAAAGGTCAGTTTCCTTTTCAGGATTATGAAATGGCAATTATTGCTAATAAATTCGGAATGAGTGAAACTGACTTATTCTTCAGTTAAAAATATCTCAAAAGGAGATAAAACAAACAAAAGTCAAGAAGGTCAAACTTTTTCAAATTCGATAGAATAATTCTATCAAAACTGTTGACAAGTACCAACAGTTTTGAAAAGACCTATTAGTAGAAAGGAAAAAGTCAATGTATGGAGCGAAAATGAGGGAGCTGAGAATGGCTCAAAAGCTGGGGTTGCGTGAGCTTGCCAAGCGAACCTTGATAGACTACACGACCTTGTCACGGATCGAGAACGACCTGAAGGCAGTGACGCTGTCGCAGGCGGTGGTCATCGCCAAGGCGCTAGGGTGTAGGGTAGAAGATATGTTGTAGGAGGAAGGAGAGGGGATGGTAAAACTGAATATCTCTTTAAGAAGTACGTCTGTAGATGAAGCTATTGAAAAAATAGCTCGCATTAAAGAAGCACATCCAGAAGATGTGCTCCAAATAGATGTTACGATTCTGGATGATTATCTTTTAAGTTCGTAACAGTTTCATAGAATCGCTTGTAGAATTGTTCAATGGCTTCTTCTGTTAATCCAGATTTTGGAACACTTTGTGCAACTCGAATATTAAAGTGTTCGACGGTAATTTTTGTAAGTTCTAAAGCGATTTCTTTGTCAGATAGTGTCATTACATCACCCCCTTTCTGATTTTATTATAGCAAAAAGGGGAGAACAATAGAAAGGAAGACAGTGGGAAACTATTTTAACACTGGGGAAAGTAAGAAGAGGAATAATATGAACAACGCAGCGCAAAAAGTAACACGGATTGACAAAGATGCCTGGGAGATTGCTGCAGAGCTAGCGAACGAGTACGGAGTATCTATTTGTAACATCATCAGCGAGAGCGTCCGCTACTGTGCAGAGAATGCCGAATTTAAGGAGATGGACGTTGTCGTTAAACGATTGGTAGTCGGCAGTAAGGTGTTGGAGTAGGAGGGGAAGATGAACGAACTAGTATGGTTTTACTTTACTGTCATAATCAATATTATCATTGGTTTTGCCACATACTACGCTAGCAAAAGAGATAGAAAAAAGCGCATCAACGAGTATAAAAAAATACAAGATGATGAGCTTGAAAGAATTAGAAATAAATTTAATTTATGATTTTTTAGAACTCTTTCCCTAGAAAGGAACATTATGAACGAACTAGAAAGAACAGCCCTCAATGAGATATTGAGGACCGTGACATATATTGCTGAGGAAAGGAGAGGAAGAGATGGCAAAAAAAGAATTTAAAAGTAGTTTCATCGATAAAAAAAAATTAAGTAGTAGTCTTAAAACACTGATGACTCAACAAGCTATTGACAGAGCAGAGCTTGCTGAGTCTCAGCGTAAGGAACTTGAAGAATTTATCAAGAACCTGTTTTAATTACTTAGAGCCACGTCGCCATTGCTCATCAAGCATGTCCGCTTGTTGATCGAGTAGTACATTGACAGTATCAATTACTTGGAAAGTGACATCATCTACTTTTTCGTGATTATCAGATAATGTCGCAATGAGTAATTTAATCTTGTCTTGGCCTAAGTCAACCATTACATCGAATGGATTTTGTTCATCGTTCATTACATCACCCCCTTTCTGCTTTTATTATAGCAAAAAGGGGAGAACAATAGGAAGGAAAGAGGGATGGCTTCAGAATATCTAACAGAAGAGGAAGTGGAAAAAATAAAAAAAGAACTTTTGCAAGTTCTTCGTAATCATAATCTGAACAGCGGACTGGCTAAAGCAGTTCTTGCTGATACTATTGAGACAATTGAGAAATATTCACAGTTGCCAGAGTAGTTATTTAAGGTTTTTGATGATAGCCTCAACAGAATTTTTTAAAAGTTTTCTTGTCTTATCAGTATCACTACTACCTATCCACAATAGTTTTGATGTTGCATCAGTTTTTACTAGATATACTTCATCGTAGACTTTACCTGCTTGGTTCTGATAAATGATATTAGCAACAATGGTCTCTTTAAAGCCATTATCAAGTATGTGCATAAATTTTTGCGAGGGAGCCATGGTGTAACCGACTAGGGATGACATATTAAAACCCAGTCCGTCAATATCTTTTGAAAATTTCAAATCTAGGATGGTTGCTGAAGTATTTCCAAAATTTTTGATAACTAGATATTTATGAAAGTCATTTATTTCTATAGTATCTAAGTAAGCAACGATAACAGGACGGTTTGCTTCTTCAGTTATCTCTGCTGTGAGTTTGTTGGCTTCACTAGCTATTTTGACAGCTTTGTGAGAATAGTAAATCGATATAATACTGACTGATGTAGAAGCAATGATGGAAATAATATTAATAATATCACTAAGCATATATAACCTCAAATTTTTATTTTAATTATACCAAATTTAGAAAGGAATATTATGAACGAAATTTTTAATTTTCACGGGCAGGAAGTCCGTACTTTGACAATTGATGACGAGCCTTGGTTTGTCGGAAAGGATGTTGCGGATATCTTGGGATATGCTAAACCTCTGGACGCAATTTCTCGGCACATTGATGAAGATGACTCCGTGAAATACGGACTCACCGACAACCTAGGACGAACACAAAATACCATTATCATCAATGAATCTGGTCTCTACTCTCTCATTTTATCCAGCAAGCTACCTCAAGCCAAAGAGTTCAAGCGCTGGGTGACATCAGAGGTCTTGCCAGCTATTCGCAAGCAGGGCGGTTTTATCCGTGAGGACTTGGACGAGGATGCCTTTATTGCTTTATTTACTGGTCAGAAGAAATTGCGTGAGCAACAGGCGACCATGCTGGAAGATATTGACTATCTTAAGAGTGAGCAACCAATTCATCCAAGCTATGCTCAATCTCTCCTGAAGAAGCGTAAGGCTAGGGTTGTGGCTTGCTTGGGTGGTATTGACAGTCCAGCTTATGCTGATAAGACTTTCGCTCAGTCAGTCTTTAGACAAGCTGAGATTGATTTTAAGGATCATTTTAATATCAGTCGCTATGACTTGTTACCGAAAAAATTCGCAGAAGCCGCTCTAGCTTACTGGATGACGTGGGAGCCAAGCACCAATACTAAGATGAAAATTATGGAAATGAACGCTTATAGTCAAGCATAGGGAGGAGAGGAAAATGAGACCAAGACGATATCCGTATAGTGGGAAAAAAGAGTCCACCTTTGTAAAGGCAGACCCTGAGTTGGCATTGAATACCAATAAGATTAATATTGGAAATATACAAGCGAAAAATATATTTGGAAAAATTTTAGATAAAGAAAGTAGGTAAGAAGAATGGCTAAAAATTCAATGAACCTTGAAGTGAAAGTAAATGTTACGAATATGGATCAATTTAACGATCTTGTCAAAATGTTTAATGAAAAAGCTCATGAGCTTGAAGAACTTGCTCATAAGCTGAATTGGTTTCGTTTTGAAGCAGATATCCTATCAAATGATGGCAACTAGTTCAAAATTAGCATTTTCTGGAAACAAATAAATTGGATATGATTCTTTTGTTTCGAGATTACGGAACTGGTAACCAAAATAATCTTTTTTTGCATTTGAATTTTTTTCAGTTAGTATTTCAAGATTAGCTTGTGATAGTAGTTTAAAAATCTGAATACGAGCTTGTTCTAAATCGGACATTCTGTTCAAAGCTCTTAGTTCGTGCTCACTTGGGAATACACTTATCAATTCTTCTCTATCATCTAAATAGGTTATAGAATCATCTAGATAATCATGTTTTAATTTGAAATCGATAAATGATAAATTCCTGTATTCTTGATAGGTTACAAAGGTAATATTTTTATCTTGGAATCGGTAGACGAGGGAATCATTTTGTAATTCATCCTTAAATTCCGTAAGACCAATTAAAAATTTATGACAAGCTTCTAAAATACGAATTTGATTGAGATTCATTCTCTTCTCCTCATTTCTATTGAATTTTTGACTAAAACGCGAGAGGTCCTAGTTAAGAATATTATAGCAATTTGGGAAGGAATCACATCAGTCTTGAGACTGATATAGGAGGTATTGATGGAAGATAAAATCATTGAACTTGCTGATTACTTCATCAGCGAATCTACAACGTACAGAGAAGCTAAAATAGCATGTGAGAAGCTATTTAGACAAGTCAGCCATGAGATTGAACTCAGGGCTATGGAAAGTAAGACAGTTTGACAACAACGCAAAAAAGCACCTGACGGAAATCAGGCGCATATTAAAAAATATTTACAAGAGGATTATAACATGAACACTACTTCAAATTCAAATAAAATTTTAACAACCACAGATTACGATATGTTTAGAAAAATCAGCAATAGAAAAATCACTGAAAATCCTAAACTTGAAGAAGAACTTTTATCAGAAGGTCAACGTCAACCAATTTTAGTAAATGGGAAGATGGAAGTTATTGACGGGCAACATCGTCTGTATTACTTGAGAAAGCATAGAAAACCAGTGCGATTCATAGTTGACCCTACGGCTAATTTTAAGACGGTAATTTCGATGAATACATCGGCCGTCAATTGGGCATTACAAGATTATGTGTATTCTTTCTCTTTAGAAGGAGACCCAGAGTTTATTAAATTAGCTAATTTTTTAGATGAAAATGAATTGCTTAGCGATAGGATGGTAATCATAGCTGGTTCAGGAAGACGCGATGGTACAGCTACAGTGGTTATCAAAAAATTAAAAAAAGGCGATTATGTATTTTCAAACGAAAAACAGTTAAGAGAGTTTTGTAAGTTCTACGAACGCGTTTTAAACGAAACAAAACTTCCTAACAAACCATTTCTACAATCTGTTTTATGGACTTTGTATACGACATCTGTTTTTGATGAAAATAGAATGTTGACGCAATTGAAAAAGTCGGATTTGACGTCAGAAGCTATTGAAGGATTTTCAAAGAAAAAATTGTTATTAACTTTTTTAGAAACCTATAACGGAAGATGGAGTGATGATCACCCTTCTTTAATTCAATACTTCATCAACAGAAAAGGGTCGTTAACAATTCCTAGTTTGCCTAAACAGGATGAAGATAATTAAAAAAGAGGGGAAAATGCCAATGGCAGTCGATTTGAATGAATTGGTTGAAGCAGCAGTTGAAAAAGCTTCAGAAAGAATTATTGAACTTGTTCTTCAATCTATACAAGAAGCAGAGAGACGAAGTTCAAGGAGAACTCACTGGGCGCCTATCAAAGAGGTTCAGGCAGAGACAGGTTGGGGGCGTAAGAAAATTGAAGATTTCAGAGACGCAGGGAAATTCCGCTACCAGCAAAATGCTAAAGGCGGTAAATACTTATATGACATGAACGATGTACTTCGGTTTCAAAGTCAGTTAGCAAAATAAAGGAGATTAAAAAATGTTTGAACCACCGATTTTAGACCAGCTGATGGGTGTTGGTGCTCTGCTGATTGGATTTGCAGGGGCTTGCCGTCATATCAAATTGCAAGAACAACGCAAGGAAGAAGAGAGACGAGAAGAGCAAGAATTTGTGTCTATGATTATCCAAGGCTATAACCATGCATACGAACGTGGTAGAGAGGACAAATGGCAAGAAATCCGTCGAAATATCCGTAGAGAATTCAAAGGATTCACCTATGACAACGAACCGCCTCAAGGTTTGCGTCCTGAGCCATTAGCTTTGCCAGAACCTAAAATGCACATCTTGAAGTGAGGAGGTCAGGGAATGGAAGAATTGATTAAATGGCTTGAAACCAAAGAAAAATTAAACAGGGAAATGATTTCTGACGAGGAAACATCGGACTTTAACCTATATCTAGAAAATGATAATGATATCATGTTCATGATCAAGGAATACCTGAATGATTATGGCAAGCTAGCCAAAGACTATCGAGTTCTATCGTCTGAAAATCGTCTACTTAAGCTTGAAAAAATGGAGTTAGAGGGTAGGCACATCTATGAGGATATGCGGATGAAGTACCGTGCCAATCGTAGGAAATGGGGTGCTCGGTATGTCTGAAATCAAGTGGATAAAAATCACAACGGATATTTTTGACGATGAAAAGATTTGCCTGATTGATGCCTTACCTGATCCTGATGCCATCTTAGTGATATGGTTCAAGATTTTGACACTTGCTGGAAAACATAACAGTAATGGTTTGCTGATGATGACTGATAAGGTTCACTATACAGATGAAATGTTAGCTACTATTTTTCGTAGACCATTGAATACAGTAAGAATGGCTATTGGAGTCTTTGAACAGTTCGGGATGATTGAGATTATCGATGGAATCATTAGCCTGCCAAATTGGGAAAAACATCAAAACGTTGATGGAATGGAGAAAATCAAGGAACAGACACGTAACCGTGTAGCCAAATACCGTAAAAAACAGAAAAATCTTGCTCTTGGTAACGTTACTTGTAACGTTACAGTAACGGACGGTAACGCACTAGAAGAAGATAAAGATAAGAATAAGAATAGATTAGATAAAGATAAGAATAAGAAAAGAATAACTACTACTAGTAGTGGTAGTGAAGAAAATATTTTAGAACTTTTTCAATCAGAATTTCGTAGACTCTTATCTGGATTTGAGATTGAAGAAATCAACCATCTCCTAAATGAGAATGATGTGGATTTGGTAAAGGAAGCACTGAAGATTGCAATTAACTCAGGAAAGCCTAATATCAAATACATAGGTGGTATTTTAAGAAATTGGCAGATGAACAATGTCACGACTATTGAGCAAATTCGTCAATCAGAGAAGAAAGACAAGGATAAGAAAGAGGAACAGGAGGCTAAGGACGAATGGGGGTACTAGAACTAATTGAACAATTCGAGATAGACTATTATCAGTTAAGCTACGAAAAGAAAACTCTTTTAGCAGACCAACCAATTCATCAAGTGATTGCCTGCCTGTCTGAAATGGCTAGCTGGCATGAATGCGGAGGTCGGCTAGTATGGTAGACAATGTGTTTGAGGAAATTGCCTTATCTTATCACAGGAATACAGAACAACAGGAAGAGCTTTGCGAAAAGCACAACATTCCTTTGATAAAAATATTGAGGACTGAAAGTGTTGTGTGTCGTATGTGTGAATCTGAACGGATCCATGAGGAGAATCAAGCAAGAGTGAATGAACTGGCCGACGCTGAGAGTGAACGAGAGAGGAAATACTATCTTGAGAAGTTTTCTCTTTATGATGAGGTTTTGAAAAATGCGACTTTGGACAACTTTGAGACGCCCACTGAAAAAGAAGCGGAAAAGCTAGCTTTTGCAAAGAGGATTTGTCGTGAGTGGTCTGAGGGGGCTAGGAACAACATCGTGTTACAAGGAGAAGCTGGAACGGGTAAGAGCCATTTGGCCTTTGCGATGGTTAAAGCTTTATCTGAGTACACGAAAGAGATTGCTATATTTATCAATGTGACGGACTTGCTGATGAAGATTAAAGCTGAGTTTAGTCAGGAAGAGTTTCTGGTCAATAAAATTGCCAGTGCTAAGTTTTTGGTTTTGGATGATTTGGGCATGGAGAAGGATAGCGAATGGTCTTTTACTATTCTCTACAATATCCTGAATAAGCGTTCAAATACAATCATTACCACCAATTTGACTTCTGCTGATATTCAGAAAAGATATGGTAGACCCTTTTTGTCCAGACTGATGAAGGGTGTGGATAAAGACCATTTGATGGTTTTTAATGATTTGACAAACAAGCGGAAGCAATATTTCTAGAATGGAGGTGGCTGATGTTTATTTTAAAGCATGGGACGAGAGAGGATAAGCCGTTTCTGAGGTCCGCAATTATCAGTGTGATTGGCTTGGATATTTCGTATTCTGAGGAGAAGAAAGCCTTGCGGTTTGTTTCTCGGGCGGCAGCCTTACAGGTTGGCAAGGCATTGAGAGGCTCATTTGGGAATTTCTACCCTGTCGAGGTGGAGTGATGTTAGAGCTTTATTTCGTCTACAACGGGCACTGTAAGTTTTTCCTTGGGAGGTTTGACAATGTCGATGAACTCATTGAGCATATGGAAGACCATCAGTGGGCTTTCTCGGCTATCACTCACCCAAGATTTGAGAAGCATATAGGAAAACGGACAACACGATTTGACTATGGTGCTAAGGATTGTTACTATTTAGCGACTTTTTCAGGAGGAGAATAATGGCTAAAAATATTTTAATGGTTCTAGCATTTGAGAATCTTCACAAATGTATGGGAATTTCTGATTGGGAAGAATCTGATGAAGTAATTCTTGTTAGTTCAGCTAATAAAGAACAAATTGAGTCGGATGAAAGTTACCGTTCAGCCGGAAAATGTAATTATCTTGGCAAACGAATTTGTATCTTCTGTGAACAAGTGAAGAAAAATAATTACATCACTCTACATAAATCTATGTTAGAAAAAATTATTAAGACAATGGAATCATTTAAAGATGCAGAACAAATGAAGGGAGAAGAAAATGATTGAACTTATTAAAGAATTTGGAATGGCTATTCTGTGGCTATTTCTCGGCTATTTAGTCGGGGAACGTGCAGCAAGAAAGGACAAGAAAGATGATCAATAATGTTACGTTAGTAGGTCGCTTGACGAAAGACCCTGAATTGAAATATACGCCGTCGAATGTGGCGGTTGCAACCTTTACTCTGGCGGTCAATCGGAACTTCAAGGGAGCCAATGGCGAGCGAGAGGCGGACTTCATCAACTGTATGATGTGGCGCAAGCAGGCGGAGCTATTCGCAGAATGGTGCAAGAAGGGTAATCTGGTCGGTGTGACGGGGCGCATCCAGACAAGGAACTATGAGAATCAGGAAGGGCGCAGGGTTTATCTGACTGAGGTAGTTGCAGAGAATTTCGAGCGACTTGAAAAGCGTGATGATACGGCTAACCGTTCGAATATCGAGGAACAAATGCCAGGATATGCCCTTGAAGAAGATGATTTACCGTTTTAGTGAGGTATTCAGTTGAAGTACGATAAACAGACAGTCATCGACGGACTGAAACGCACAATCAAGCAAAACGAAGAGAAGATAATCGAGTATTCGAAGCCGTGCGATGCACGCAAGAGACGGATTAGAGCGCTGGAGCGCGATTTGTTGAAAAAGAAGAACAAAGAATTAAGAAAGAAAATAAAGGAGTTGGAAGATGAATAAGCAGGAATTGATTAAAGAGGTTAGAGAAATTGGGATTTATAGTTTGAACATATTCGGTGCTGTAGTTGAAGGTATTCCGACCAAAACTGCAATTAAACTAATAAAACAACTAGACGAACCGCAGAAAGTCAAAGTACAGCAGTTTGTGGCGGATTGGATTGAGGTTTGTAAAGAACATTTAACAACTAGTCTATATACTGCTATGAATCCAGACTTTATGAAAGAAAACAACCAAAGTTTCGATTTTATATTATGGATTAAAAAGACGAGCAATCAAGATCTCTTCGCTCGTGCATGGCTTGACGGCTACGAGGTCGAGGAAGAGAAGCGGTATCTTGTGAAGATGAAAGGTATTGTAAACGCATTGAGCTTTTTGAGCTATCACAAAAATGGTGATATATGGACGGTCACAGATAAAAATAATTCAGACGGACACAGAGCACACCACACCCGCAAAGAACTAGAAGAAGCTGGGTTCGGCTGGGTGTTCGATTGCTCAGGAATCGAGATTGAGGAGGTGGAATAAATGGCAAAATTTATTCAAATCCAATCTTGTTACAGAGGGATTGTCGAAAACGAACTCATCAATATAGAAGATATTAGTCGCATCTGTCTAGGCCCTAACATCTTATTTCTACGAACACCTTACAGTGCCGGAGAGCGTCATATTTCTATCACTAAAGATTCAGTAGATAAATTATTGAAGGAGTTGGATATTGTTTGGGAGGTGGAGTGATGAGTTATGAGTGTTCGAACTGTTGTAAAGAAATCGAAGACGAGTTTCTGGTAGTACAAGAGAATCATGTTATTCTAGCATTATTTAACGATGTTGAAAATTGTTTTTGTAGTCAGCAATGTGTCAATAATTTCTTGATGATTGAATCTAAGTACTTATCAAATGGAGATATACCATACGATGAAAAGGAGGTGGAGGGATGAGTTATGATTTGGAAATTTTAGGAAAACTAGAAAACGGACAATATATCCGTATTGATGAACCTAAAAACAGTTCTCCAACTTACAATCTTGGAAAAATGTTTAGGGTGGCTATGGATTGGGATTTTGACCAAGACACTACGTACAACATCGCTGACATTTTAGATAATATCCAACGCGGTATCTCTGAATTAGAACGGTACCCTGAAAAGTATGTGCAGTATGAACCTGAAAATAGATGGGGAACAGTCAGTGGTGCCTTAGAAGTTTTAAAGTCACTGAAAGAGTGTATTTTAGAACAAGATATTGATACGAAATATTTATATATGAGGTGGTAACATGAAACGGCCAAACATATACCCGTACACTAAAAATCAATGGGTTGAAGAAACCGTTGATCACTATACGTATAAAAACGATATTTGCTATACAAGTCACATTTTAGAAAATAGACTCACTGGAGAAATTAAGAGCAAGGAGGTGCAGTGATGTCGTTTTACGGTGGAACCTATATCGATTATTGTAAATATTGCGACAACAAATATAGTGGAATTTTTAAATTAAAAAAACATGAAGATGCTATTAAAGGATTCCATAGATGGTTGAAAGAACACGGAAGAGAGGTCGCAGATTGAAACGATTCATAGCTATCTGGATATTATTGTCTGCTGGATTAAATATCTGGCAGAGTATCCACATTAAAAAACTAGAAGAAAAGCGCCCGATGGTTGTCTATAAGGCAGATAACGCAGGCGCTGAGATATTCGGCAAGGTCGTCGAAAAAGGACGACATGGGAAGTTGTATACAGTGACTATTAGAGATTATGGGGTGTTCGTAGTTACGAAGGACGTGTATGAGAAAGTGAAAGTTGGGGATGAGGTGATGCTATAATGGACGATATTTTACAAGCTTTAGCAAAAATGCTGAATATGACAGTCGATGAAGTAAGTTCTTTGCTTACAACATTTAAAGGGAACGCACCACAGGTTTACGAAATGCTTATTAAAGAAAAGATGTTTTATGATATATTCAGTCTTTTTCAAATAATATCAATTGTAATACTTAGTGTTTCCGTAGTGGTTTTAGCGTTTTTAATCGCCACATATTTCATATATGATGGTGGTATCGTCTTTAACGAATATAGAGGTAAAACCGAAGAAGAAATTAAATTAGAACGCATTGAACGGAAAAGAAAGGAACTTAAACTACCAATAAAAGTTAGTTGCATTTCATCGAGCGCAAGCTTGATAACATTAGTTGTTGCAATTGTTTTAAAAATAACTCTTGCACCTAATTATATATTCATCGTGAATGAAATTTTACCAAGATTAACGAAAAGATAGGAGTTATCATGAACACACTAGAAAAAGTCAAACAATGGTTTATAGACCGTGATTTAGAAAACGGTGGACGACTAGACAAGCAGTCACTAAAACTCAGTGAAGAGTTTGGTGAACTCTGTGCTGGCTATCTCAAGAAAAATGAGCAACTGACCAAGGACAGCATCGGAGATTGTGCAGTCGTGATTGTCGGGCTGGCCTTGTTGATAAAAGAGGATGTGCAGGAGATTTTTAAAACATCAGAAAATGATAGAGATTTAATGACATGTTTTAGTCATTTAAGTAGAAATATAAGCGATTTTCAGATTTACCAAGACTCATTTTCTAAAAAATTTCGTAAATTAAGTCTGATACGTACAATCCGATGGTTAAAATCAATCAGCAATGCTCTCGGTTATGATTTTGAAGAATGTTTTGAGTTAGCTTACCAAGAAATCAAAGACCGAAAAGGTCGTTGGATTGATGGTTCGTTTGTCAAAGAGGAGGATTTATAAGATGAAACAACTAGGTATTGTATTAGGAGCGGTATTTGTAATCGTTGTATCGCCATTTGTAGTTCAGTATGGATGGAATGAAATTATCACAACGATTGTTCCAGTTGGTAAAATTACAGTCTGGCAAGCTTTAGGGATGGATGCACTACTATCTTTTATCTGGCCTGTGTTATCTAGCAAAAAAGAATCTGAAGAAGATTATTCGTATGAGGTAAAGAGCAGTATTTCAAAAATCATTACATGTGCATTTTTGATATGGTTAGCTAGTTTGTTCATCTAAGGAGTGTTAGTATGATACCAAAGTACAGAGTGTGGGATAAAGAATTGCAAACAATGCTAGATGTTTCTTTGATAAATTTTAAAAAAGGTGTTTTAGTTGGTGAGCATTGGGAATTTGGTGAAACAAATTTCATGAGTTTTGACGAAATCGTACTCATGCAATCAACAGGATTGTTTGACAAAAACGGTAAAGAAATCTTTGAGGGGGATATAGTTGATTACAAAGGCAGGAAAGCAATCATTAAATGGCACGGATCTTATGCAAGTTTTATTTATAGGTTTATTGATAAGCCAAAAGAAAGAAAAGCGGAATGGTCCCCTTTGTATCTAGCGTATCTTCACGTTGAAATTATTGGTAACATCTACGAAAACCCTGAGCTTTTGGAGGAAAAATAATGAACCCAGAAATAATTGATAACATAAACAAACCAAGTCACTACCAAGGGCGATACGGTATGGAATCTATCGATGCTTTAAGAAATTTCATGACATCAGAACAGCTGAAAGGTTTTTATCTAGGTAACAGCTTGAAGTACATACTACGACACCAGAAGAAAAACGGTCTTGAAGACCTGAAGAAAGCCAGAAAGAATCTTGACTGGCTTATCGAGGAGATGGAACATGAGAATTAAAACATTAATGGGTACAATCATCAATGTTGATAGCGTGAAGAATAGCATCACAATTGAAGGAGTTGAGTTTGGTTCAGATTGTCGTGCTTTGGTATCTAGACACAAAGATAGCACAGGTACAATTACTCTGATATTTGAAGGGAAAATTATTTGAAAGATGCAAGGAGATTTGCAAGATGCAGCTAAGATTGAAAGAACTTAGAGAGGACCTGTGTCTCTCTGTCAAAGATATGGCGAGGGATACGGGTGTTTCTCAAAATACAATTCACTTGTACGAACGTGGCGGATATCCGTCTATTAAGCAAATTGAAACGATTGCTAAAACTTATGACGTGAATCCTGCTTGGTTAGTTGGATGGGTAGATGATGAAATGATGCCTGCAATCCAGGTAGTCGAGAAAGTAGTATACAAAGAAAGTCAAACAGCAAGATTGCCAGACTATTTCAACAACAATAACGATGGTAAGATTATCAAATGGGTTAAATCCAAAAGATACATGGGAGGTAAGATTTGGTCAAAAAGAACTTAACAAAGGCACGAAGAGATTATCTCGAGTTTGAACTCGATGATAAATATTTAAAGATTGACAAACTTATTGGCCAACGAAGGCATGAGCTAGAACGTTTGTATGAAGTTAAGCATCTTACTGTTCCTGGTATTGATGATACTGGAGCAAGTGGCAGTGGGACATTCGTCAACAGGTCGGAGAATCTAGCGGTTGCTTATGCAAGTGATCCTAAGATTTTAAGATTAGAAAATCTCCAAAACGCTATTTCCCAATTACTAGAGAATCTAGAACCAGATGACAAAAAAATATTTTATCTTCGCTGGGGAGAACATACTGGATACGACTGGATTCAAGTTTGGCACATCATGGAGAACGGAGAAACTGGGTACTTGTATAGACACAGTAAGCAGATTTACAGAAGACGTGAAGTGATTCTCGATACACTTTCAAATTTGCTCTTTATGTAAAGTTGTCAAAAAAACATATAGAATTGACAAAAAGAATGTGGTAAATTAGTATCATGAAGAATAGCAGAGAGGAAACCTCTGCTTTTTTTGTGCATTAAAAAGGAGGTGAGGATATGTGGTAGTTGTTGAACCAATCAGAAATAGAGATGATGTTCAGCTTATGATTGAATGGCTGACGTTGCATAGCGCAGTCAAAGAGTCAGATAGACAACGTAACCTCATGCTCTTCCTTTCTGGTGTTAATTTGGGATTTCGTATTGGCGATATCGTTAAATTGAAAGTAAAGCACGTTAAAGGTTGGCATGTTCAGATAGTCGATGAAAAGACAGACAAGCCAACTAAACGAAAGATGCCAAAGAAATTCAAGAATGCTATGAGGCAGTATATCAAAGATAAGAAAGATGAGGACTTTCTCTTTCCAAGCCGAAATGGAAAACATCAACACATAAAACCAAACACAGCTTATAAGATTATCAAGAAAGCCGCTGAAGAAGTTGGTCTAGAAAATATAGCGACTCACTCGATGAGAAAGACATTTGGTTTATTTATGTACGAGCAAACAAAGGATGTCGCTCTGATAATGGACCTACTGAACCATTCAAGCCAAAGTATTTCACTGAGATATATAGGCAAAAACCAAGATTCACAAGACAGAGCCATGACGAAGTTTCAGGGCTTTTAATTTTTTTATTTTAATATCAATTCATTGTTTTGAGGTTATGATGATTTCATTTTGCACACACAAGATAAACGCTTGATAAATCTGAATTAAAACTTATGTAGCGAGTTCATTAGAATATGTAAAATAAGGAATTGAGAGAGTAAAAACAAAGGAGATTGAACAGTTATGAAAGGTATTATTAAAAGACTTTTTAATAAAAGAACGACTAAACAGAAACCATTAGGAAAAATTGTAGCTGGAGTCGAAATCGAAAATTGCTCAGAATTAAAAGAGTTAACTCAAGAATGTTGTGAAGCAATCAAACACTTGAACAATTGCATTGACAAGCTAAATAAATTTGAGCTTAAAGTATCAACATCAATAATCAAATGATTGAAGTTTCAACTCGAGAAGAACGAAACCAATTTTACAATTCCAGTGAATGGAGAACGATAAGAAGGCAAGCACTTAAACGAGATCATTACGAATGTGTATGGTGCAGGGATGAAGGCAAGGTCACGACTACTAATTTAGAAGTTGACCATATCAAGGAGCTAGAGTTCTATCCAGAGTTTGCGCTTGATATCGATAACCTACGAACATTGTGCAAGGCATGTCATAATAAAAGGCATGATCGTTTTGATAAGAATGACAGAAATTTCCGAAAAGATGAATGGTGGGGTTAGGTGAATGAACCTTAAACACCCCCCGGTCAAAAAAATCGGAAATTTTCAAAGATGTCGGTAAGCGGTCTGCACTCGACTGTCCAAATTTTTAACCAAAAATAAAGGGGGTGGGGGGTAATGGAAGAATACTCAGAAAAAAATATAAAAGAATTAGAAAATCAGCTACTTTCTAAAATCGGCTATTTTAGTCCTAGAAAAAAGGATGCGGTTCAGTATGAAAAAGTTAATCGCTATCTTTATCTTGTCAGGTTGCTCTATGAGCTGAAAGCTCGACTACATGAGGACGGACTTGTTATCACTGTCCATAATGGGCAGCAAAGATTCCAAAAAGCAAACTCTCTCATCAAGGAAATCAACACAACAAGTAATCAGCTTTTAGCTATTGAGAGATCGTTTGATTTCGAGGTTGAAAATTCTCCTGCCGAGAAAGCTGCGTCTGGAAGTGACCTCTTATGATTTCTCATCCGCTAGTTGATGACTACATCAAGATGGCCGAGTGTGGAGAAATTGTCGTCAACAAGGAAAGAGAGATGTTGTTTAAAATCATCAAGGAGAAAATCTATCCTCGTGATGATTTGTATTTTGATAATGACTTGATTGACAAGTTTATTCGTTTTGCGGAAAAGAATTTTTTCCCTCTGGCTAAGTACCAGCTTTTCTTGACTCCGTTCATTTTTCTTTTTCGGAAGGAGGACGGGGAACCACACTTTGACGAGTATCTATACACTCTTGCTCGTGGTGGTGGTAAGAATGGTTTCATGTCTGCCAGGTCATCGTTCTTTATCAGTCCTATCTACCCTATCAGAGATTATGATGTGACTATCACTGCTAACTCTGAGAAACAGGGTAAGGTTTCGTTTGAGGAGGTCTATGAGACTATCCAAAGGCGCGGTCTTGAGGACCATTTCTATCTAACTAAAATGTCTATCACAGGTCGAGCGAACAACTCGGTCTTTTCTTTTCGGACGAACAATCCGAAGACTATGGACTCTGCTCGTGATGGTTGTCTTGAGTTTGACGAGATTCACCAGTTTGAAGATGATAAGGCTGTGAAGGTTCAAAGGTCTGGTCTTGGTAAGATTGCTCATGCTCGAACATTCTACAACGGGACGAATGGATATGTGCGCGAGGGATTTTACGACAAGCTGATAGAGAAGTCTATGCAAATCTTGAATGGAGAGGTTGATGATTTTAGGCTATTCCCTTTCATCTGCAAGCTAGACAGTGCGGATGAAGTGGATGATATGAAGAACTGGTCAAAGGCAAATCCGATGTTGGATGAAAGTACTCCTTATGCTAAAAGGCTGCTTGCTCGAACTAAGGCTGACTATGACGACCTTGAGCTGGAACCATCTGGCCGTCAGGAATTTATGACAAAACGGATGAATCTTCCTGAAGCGGATCTTGAGAAAGATGTGACAACTCGCGAAAAATTACTTGCTTGTTTGCGTCCTCCTGGCATTGACTTGTTGGGTAGGTCTTGTGTCGCAGGTTTTGACTATGCGAGTATTCGAGATTTTGCGAGTGTTGGTTTACTCTTTAAAAATGGTGATGACTTTATCTGGAAACAACATTCATTTGCTCGGAAAGAGTTTTTGAGGGCTTTTAAAATCAAAGCTCCTATTCAGGAGTGGGCAGACAAAGGTCTATTTACGATTGTAAACGGTCCCAGCATTGATCCGCGACTGTTGATTGCTAAGCTGGAGGAATGGAGTAAGTTTTATCAGATTGAGCTTGTATGTGCAGATGGTTTTAGAATGGACTTGCTGAAGCCTTTGCTAGAAGAGGCTGGTTTTGAATATGAGTTCTTGCGGAATCCTGGGGCGATTCAATCAAAGGTTGCGCCAATCATTGAGGACGGATTTGCCAATGAGCGGTTTGTCTTTGAGAATGATAATTCCATGATTTGGTATACGGATAACACCTACATCAAAGAGGACAAGGATGGTAATAAGCGTTTCTTGAAGAAAGAGCCTGTGCGAAGAAAGACGGATGGCTTCCATGCCTTGATAGCAGCTCTCTACAAACGTGAGTTTGTGCATGAGTCGAACGTTGGGGAATTCCTTGACATGGTCGAGGATTGGGAGTTTTGATAAAAATATAGTTCAATTTGGGGTGGTAGGTTGGTAATTGGATAGGAAGGAGGGGAAGCATGGGGTTCTTAAATTTATTTAAGCGTGATGCGCCTGATGTTGGTTTTGATTTTGAAGAGTTGGAACGAATGTTGGGGCGCTTGCAATTGAAGAGTTTAGCGATTGATAAGTCGGCGGAGTTTGTGGCTCGTATTTTTGCTAAGTCGGAATTTCGGTATATGGTGGAGAATCATCATGTGGCGTCAGACTGGGATTATATTTTAAATGTGCGTCCCAATAAGAATGAGTCGGCCTCAGAGTTTTGGCAGAAGGTCATTTATCGCTTATTGACGAAAAATGAAGTACTCATTGTCTTGTCTGATGATAAGCAGTTACTGGTGGCTGATGCTTTTACTCGTAGGCGTTATGCTCTGTATGATGATACGTTTGAGATGGTGTCTGTCAGGGATTATACATTTCAGAGGAAGTTTGCTATGAGTGATGTAATCTTTCTCCAGTATAATAACAATCGCTTGCAAGAATATGTATCAGACTTGTTTTCTGATTATGAAAAACTGCATACTCGTCTGGTGGAAGCCTTAGCTAGAAATAATCAGATCCGTGGGGTTCTGGCTACAAAAGCGAATGGAACCTTTGACGATGACAAGAGAAAGAAACTGCAGAGATATGCGGACAATCTTTTTAAGTCCTTTACGTCTAAGACAGTTGCGATTGTACCGACAATGGACGGTGTGGAGTATTCGGAGTTGACCAATACAGTAGGAACTTCAAATTTATCGGTTGAAGAGTTGAAGAAACTGAGACGTCAATTTGATGATGAGGTTGCGGATATATTAGGTTTGCCGACGGCTTTGATGCATGGAGATATGGCTGATTTGTCTAATAGTCAGAAGATGTTTAACAGTTATTGTTATGAATCGCTGGTTAAAAAAGTGAGTGACGCTATAAATCATGCTATGGTGAGCTCGGCTGGATATGCTAATCAGAAAAAATTTGTGATTTTTGGTGAGGGGGGACTTGATAAGTTTGCTCTTGCTGAGAACATAGATAAACTCATCTCATCTGGGGCTATGACTCGAAATGAGGTGAGATTGGAGCTTGGTCTTGAGGCTGTTCCTGGTGGGGATACTTTCCTTATCACCAAGAACTATCAGGGTGAAAACGAAATAGAGAAAGGAGAAAATGAGGATGACAATCATTCAGATTAAGGGAGCGATTGTATCCAATGATGACCGCTGGTTTTATGATTGGCTAGACATGGATGCAACCGCTCCTAAGGATATTGTATTGCCGACGACGGGAGAAGATGTGGAAATCCACATCAATTCTGGTGGTGGTGATGTTTATGCTGGTAGTGAAATCTATACAGCATTACGTGATTATCAGGGGCATGTGACGGTGAAAATCGTGGGGATTGCTGCTAGTGCTGCGAGTGTTATCGCTATGGCTGGTGATAGGGTGGAAATTAGTCCTACAGCGCAAATCATGATCCATAATGTATCTGCTGGTGTACGTGGTGACCATAAGGCGCTCTTACATGAGGCTGGTGTGTTAGAGGGCTTTAACAAGTCTATCGCATATGCCTATATTGGTAAGACTGGTAAGGCATTAGATGATTTGCTGGATTTAATGGAGCGTGAAACGTGGTTTGATGCTCGTTCTGCTGTCAAGCATGGTTTTGCAGATAAGGTCATGTTTGAAAGTCAAGAAGCTCCTGTCTTGGTGGCTAGTCAGACACCTGTAATTCCTCGTGATTTTATCGAAAAAATCCGCTCTGCGATGACCCCAGATGTGGAGTTATTGGCAGACTTGGTTTGTGATAGGTTGAATAATAGTTTACCTATCCCAGAAGATAAGAAAAAAGAAGACAAGACGGCTGAACCTGTGGGGTTGGGTCGTTTTCCATTTTAAGAAAGGAAATAAAAAACAATGATGAAACTTGGTAATGAATTTACAACTGCTCGTCAGAACTTTATGAATGCGGTAGAAACTGGTGCTCCTATGGAGGAGCAAAATAAGCTCTATAATGAGATGATTGAGGTATTGACAGATAAGTTGCAAGACGACGCCAGAGAGGCTGCTCGTGAAGAAATCGCAACTATGAATCCATACGATGCACAGTTGACTGCTGAAGCTCGCGAATTTTTCAACAACATTGAGAAACTTCCTCCCAAAGGAATTGAGAAATTGTTTCCTCAGGAAACAATTGACCGTATTTTTGAAGATATGGTGGCAGCTCGTCCACTTCTTCAACACATCGGCTTGCGTAATGCAGGTATTCGCTTAAAATTCCTCAAGTCTAGCCGTACAGGGCAAGCGGTTTGGGGTAAAATCAATGCTGAAATTCAAGGACAATTGAATCAAGAGTTTGCTGAAGAAGAAGCGATTCAGTCTAAATTGACTGCTTTTGTTGTAATCCCTAAAGACTCTGAGAAATTTGGTCCTGCTTGGCTACAGTCTTATGTATCTATTCAAATCACAGAAGCCTTTGCTGCTGTTCTTGAAGCTGGTTATTTGAATGGTGATGGGGACAATAAACCTATCGGGCTATCTCGTACTCTTACAGGTACTGCAGAAAGTGAAAAAGTAACTTATGCTGAGAAACAGGCTCAGAAAAAACCATTGACTTTCGCAGACTCTGCTACCGTGGTAAAAGAGTTGACGGAGGTTTATAAATACCATTCTACAAAAGCTGACAATACAACTCCTGTTGCAGTAGAAGGTAATTTGGTTATGGTAGTGAATCCTGCAGATGCTTGGGATGTGAAGAAGCAATATACGTCTCTTAATGCTCAGGGTGTATATGTAACAGCTATGCCTTATAATCTCATCTTGGTTGAGTCGGTTGCTCAAGCGTCTGGTAAGGTGACTACATTTGTCAAAGGTCGCTACGATGCCTTTGTAGGCGGGGGGATTGAATTTGGACGATTTACCGAAACCTATGCTTTAGAAGACTTGAATCTCTACACTGCTAAGCAATTTGCTTATGGTAAAGCGCATGATGAAAAGACTGCTGCTGTGTGGACGCTGAACATTGCGAAATAAAAGGTGACTAAGGATGGAGATTGAAGCTAAACCTCATTCCCTCCTTAATCCTTTTAAGGAGCGGATGAGAATTTTTCATAGCGGAGAAGACTTGAATCTCTCACGGATGTTAGAAAGTTCTCAAATGGTTATTACTCGCTTGGTAGGAAGTGGGAATATACACGATCATCAAATAAGGGAACTCATTTTAGAACGTGCTCGCTATGTCTATAATGACCAAGTTGAATTTTTTTACGAAAATTTCAAAGCGGATATTTTAGCATTATCGTTAGATAAGATAGAAATGGAGGATAGTGATGATTAAGGTATTAAAAGAGTTTTATGACCTCGAGGAAGGAGTCATTAGGCAAGTCGGAGAAAGTTTTGAAGCGACAGAAGAACGGTTTGCTGAGCTCAAGGAACATTTACCTGACTATGTCGAGTTGGAAAAGTCGTTCAGAAGTCTTAGCTCTAAGGAAGTAGTGAGTGTAAATGATCAAGAGTGAAGGTCCTAGCTATCGTTACAAAAAGCCTGAGGCTCAAAATGGAGACCTGAGAACTCCCCTGACTTTCTATACTTCTAAAGTTAAAGAGGGGGTTGATGGTCGTGATATGAGTTACAAAAAGGCTTTTTATACGATGGGGCAAGTTTACTCTCCTAGTTTCAAAGATATTGAGATTGCTACAGGAAAAGCGATGAAAGCTAAGATGACTTTGAAGATTCGTGACCCTCTGACAGATTATCAGCCTGAAAGTCGGCATTTTGTCGAAGTAGAGGATATCCGTTTAGTTGGTAAGAAATGGCAGGTCATTGATGTCCGCCCTGATTTTGATAATCGGGATTTTTTGATAGTTATTATCGGAGGTAGTGGTGATGTCTAGTGGAGCAAATCTAAAAGGATTTGATGATATTTTGAGGAATATTGAGGCTCGACTAGGAGAGCCGGTAGTTCGTAGAAAGGTCAACAAGGCTTTGAAGGAGACGGTTGAGGAGTTTGAACCGACTTTCAAACGGGCTATGGCGGTGTACGCTGACACTGGTAAGACAGCTGGTGCGGTCGTTCATGGGAATGTGACTGGTACAGCTAGCGGTGTTCCGATGGTTAAATTAGGTTTTAAAAGTCCTCGTTGGACTCTTATTCACTTAAATGAATTTGGTTATGCAAAGAATGGCCATCCTCGTGGCTTCGGGGTCATGCGGCGCTTTTTCGAAGCGAGTAAACCGGTTTTTAAGTCCAAAGTAGGCATGAAGTTAAAACAGGAGTTTTTGTAATGATTAAGGACAAATTAACTGAACTTTACAATGCTTTGGAAGAGGATGAGTCTTTATCTGGTATTAGTATCAAGTCTTTTGAGCGTCCTGAGACCTTAGGAGATGACGAGACGAGTATTGTCATTATTCCTGTCGGACCTCCTATGCAGACGGCTCATGGGAGTAATACGAGTCTAGCCAAGACTTTTCTCTATCAAATCAATGTAGAGTCTACCAATCGATTGGAGTGTAAAGAACTCCAAGGAAGAATTGAAAAAATAATGGAAGAACGGGGATTTTATCAGACTGAAGGTGGTTTGGAACAATGGATTCCTGATATTAAACGCTATGTGGATGCTCGGACTTATAAAGGTCGGAGTGCTCTATACGAAGAATACTAAATGAAAGAAAGAGGTGCTATAAATGGCATTAGTTGGTTTTAAACGTATGACAATTCGTGTGTTGGATGGTAATGCTACTCCAACGCTCGGACAAAACCTTTTCGTAATCGAAGGTAAAACTGGTGAGGGTGCAACTCGTACTGCTAAAATTTCTGGTCTTGCAAGTGATCCAGTTAAAACGTATGGGAGCGATATTGCTTACCATGTTTCGAATCGTGGTGTTGGGGATGTGAAGATGGAAATGACTGCAGTCGATATTCCTTCTACTGTGCTAGCTAAAATTCTGGGTCATCAGGTCAAGGATGATATTATTGGAATTGGTGCTGAAACAGTCTCTCCATTTTGTGCAGTGATGCTTGAATCTAAGACTGCAAATGGAACTCAAGCACAAGTAGGATTTTTCAAGGGTCAGTTTTCTATGGATACTGAAGAGCTTGAAACACTTAAAGACAAACAAGAAGAACTTCCAGATGATAACTTGAGTTTTGCAGCAATCGCAAGTGATGATACAGAAACGAAAGGTTTATATTACATCAAATATATCGGTAAGGATGAGGAGAAGCTCAAAAAGTTCAAAGGTCAGCTTAAAATGGTTGCTGCGGGGTAGAAGGAGGGCGCAAGCTCTCTTTTACTTTTTTAGAAAGGAAAGTATATGGCTAAGGTTAAATTTACAATCAAAAATGACAAGGGAGAAGATGTCCTAAAGACAAGTAAGGAAATTACAACTCGTGATTATCGTGATTATTTGGTCATGAACGAATCCTTGACAAGTGATTTATCTGAGGTAGAGAAGCTTGATAAGCAGTTGGGCTTTATTGCTAGTTTGTTTGATGATGTGACAGTAGAACAATTACTAGAATACACAGATTTTGCGAAAGTGATTTCTATTTTTACAGAAATTTATGCTCATTTGGTAGGTGATGTAGCCCCAAAGGAAAAGAGCTAGCACCTGGGCAAGCTATCCAACGTTTTTATAGTTTTATCAAGCAAGTTACAGAGGGTCCTTATGGAATGAGTATTCGCGATGTGATGGATACGAGCTGGGAGGACTTGATGGGTGTTCTTGGAAGTATGAAAACGAGTGAACAAGAAGAAGTGCTTGACTTGGCAGATTTTTTAGAAAGTCTCTAAGTCAGGACTTTACAAATAGAAGGCTTAGGAATATAATAGAGCTATATAAGGGAGGTGGAAGATATGTCTCGAAAAGAAAAGGCGCGACGAAGATATTGGTTTTGGTTTACCATTTTTGTCCTTTATCTTGTTTTTGGCTTGTATTGTATTTGTACAAATTTTGGAGATACCTTGGGAATGATTTTATTATCACCCTTTATCTTTGCTTCCTTGCCGCTCTACGCTTATCTATTTCTTGGTTTGTTTATCTGGGCTTTTATGAGCCTGGCAATGGATGATTTTTATAAAGAATGATGAAAAGTCCGTAAGGGCTTTTTTCTTTGCTCTGAGGAGATAGGAAGGAGAACAAAATGGCAAGCGGTACGCCGTTAGGAGCAATGTATATCGAGCTAGGGCTGGACGTGTCGAATTTCAATCCTACTCTAACTGGTGCAAAAAACGCTGTAAAGTACTTTCAAAATAATGTCCGTTCTTTGGATAGTACTTTAAAAGGGAATGAAAAAAACGCTAGCTTACTTCAAGCAAAATACAAGACTTTAGGACAAGCCATTGATTCACAACGTAAAGTTTTGGATGAGATGAAGAAAAGTTTTGACAAACTTGATCCTGGAGCGGCTAACTTTGATAAGGCTGCTGCTGATATTGAGCGTGAGAATGCCAAGTTAGCAGCAATGGAAGGCCAGTTACGTGGTGTTGAAAAAGCTTTGCAAGATGTAGGGCGTGAAAATAGTTGGTCTGGTAAGATGGATGCCTTGAGCGAAAAATTTGCTAAAGGTGGAGAAAAATTGCGGGCTATGGGCGATGCAATGAAGCCTGTGTCTGCTGCTTTATTAGCTGGTTTTACGCTTTCTACTAAGAAAGCTATTGACTTTGAAAGTCAGATGAATACAACTAAATCTCTGTTAGCTGATACCATTCCAACAGCGGATGAACTGAACAGTACCACACAAAAGCTGGGAGAAAGTTCAAAAAATTGGGCGAAGCAGTATGGGATTTCTACTGCATCTATCAATGAGGGGATGCAAGAAATTATCAAGAAAGGTTTTGATGCCAATCAAACAATCGAAGCCATGCCTGCTATCCTAGACGCTGCAAAGGCGTCTGGTGAGGACTTCAATACGGTAATGAACGCCACTACGAATATTTTGCAACAATTTGGGCTATCTACTCAGGATACAGAGCGAGTAACCAATAGCTTAACCTTTGTCGCCAATAAAACGGCTGCTGGTTTTGCTGATATGGGGGCTGCAATGGAGTATGTTGGTCCCGTTGCTAAAAACGTTGGTATGGACTTGGAAGAGACTGCCGCTGCTGTTGGTCTTTTGTCCAACAATGGTATTGCTGGTGAAAAGGCTGGTACGGCTCTGCGTGGGGCTTTGACAAGGCTGCTAAAACCATCTGAGCAAAACGCTGAGGCAATGGAAAAACTAGGTTTTTCTGCAGAAGAATTTCGTAGTGGGGCAATTAAGCTACCTGATATTTTGGATCGTATCAAAAAGAATACGGAAGGAATGACAGATGCTCAGAAATCGGCCTTGATTGCTACAGCATTTGGTACAGAAGCTCAGACAGCGATGAATATCTTGGTTGACCAAGGTGGAGATGCGTTGCGTAATCTCGCTAACGAAACCAAGGGGGCGACAACTTATACCAAGGATTTAGCAAATGAGTTATCTAAGTCTTCTAAAAACGGAGTGGAACGTTTTAAATCTAGTTTGGAAGTTCTACAGATTAACATTGGTCAGAAATTATTACCCTTACTAACTCCTACGATTGATAAGGTGAACCAATTTATCGACTGGCTAAGTAAGGCTCCTCCAGCCGTACAGAGCTTGGCAGTTGGTATTGGTGGTTTTTTGGCTATAGGATATCCTTTATTGAACTTTCTAGGAAATGGAGCGACGGCTCTTAGTATTTTGATAAAACATGCCGGTAAATTAGGAGGACTTTTAAAGGGCGGTCTCGGTCTTGCTAAGGTAGGAAGCGAAGCCACTGTTTTAGCGGAAGGAGCTGGTGCTGCTGCATCTAGTTCTGGTCTCTTGTCTGGAGCTATTGGGGCTTTGACAAATCCGATTGGTTTGCTTGTGGGTGGTACTGCTTTACTAGCTGGAGGATTGGTCTATCTAGGACATAAGAAAGACGAGGCGCGCATTAAGGCGGAGGAATTTGGTTCAACCTTAGATGATGTCCAACGTGGAGAACTACGAACGTTCCAAAAAACTGTAGATGATACCAGCACAGCAGTAGCCAACTTTGGAACCCACGCTGGCGATGCTGAAAAAGTTTCTGAGGCTTTTAGAAAACTTCATGAAGAAGTAGCTACAGGTGCTGAAAAAGCTAGTCAGAGAATGGAAGAACTGGCTAAAAAGTGGGGTATTAGCGATGAAGAAATCGCTAAAATGAAAGCAAGAAATGACCAAGTTGTTTCAAATACCGTTGCAATGGCTAATCAGGTTAGTGAAATCTACAAACGTCACAATGGCGACGCTAGCAAGTTTTCTCAAGAAGAAAAAGAAATCATCTTGAATAATCAAAGAGAGATGATAAAAGCTAGAATCGAAATGATGGAATTATCTGGCGAACAACAAAAGGCTGCACTTCAGGCTCTGAATGGAGAGATTGGTAGTTTAAATGAAACGCAATTAAAGCACACAAGAGATGTTTTGAAGAAGGCTCTGGATGAAGAAAATCAGTTATATAAAACATCAAAAGATGAACTGAAACAGATGCTTGAAGGTAAACTCATTGATCGAGAGACTTATAACAAAAAACTGCAAACTCTTGAAACGGAACATACCCAAACCATGGAAGCTTTGGGTACTAAATATTACCAGGTTATGCAAAATCTTGACGCTAAGGTAAAAGCTCGTACTGGGCAAAGCTGGAACTACTGGGAAGAAGCTAAGAGGGTTCTGGAAGAATATGGCTTGTCTTATGAAGTGATTGGCCAAAAAGCTGCAGAAGCTTCTCAAAAAGTGGGAGAGTCAAACAGTATTCTTGCTAAATATACTAGTGATATGAGCAAGGAAACGAGAGAAGCAAACGACGCTTGGTCTTTGTTGGTTGGGAATATCAATGAGAATGGGAACTTTGAGATTAAATCCAATGTAAAAGAAGTAATTGGGGAAGCGACTCAATCTGCTGAAGGTTGGGAGCAATTGCAATTTATTGTTAAAAATGCGAATATCAACTCAAATGCTCGGGTAACGATTGCTGAAGCTCTCGTTGAGTCTGGTAAGTGGTCAACAATGACACTGGAAGAAAAACAGTTAATTGTCCAAAATAAAGCAGGCTTGCAAGCTATCTTTGATAGTGAAAACCATCTTAGAATCTGGAACAGTATGCCTGCGGAAGTCAAGCAACTGCTTTTGGAAAATACAGATGTGATGAATAAGGCTGAGGAGGCTTCCAAAGCTCTCTATAACTACGATGCTTTGACTCCTAAGCAGAAAGAGTTGCTGGCTACGGATGAGAATTTCAGAAAAGCTGTTGCTCGTTCGACTGACACGCTAACGACTTGGAATGCAACTACTCCATTTACAAAAGATTTGAAACTAGATCCTACAAATGTTTTGAGCAATGGGCAATTGTCAATAGATAAAATTATGGCTTGGAATCTATCTAATCCAGATACTAAATCATTAAATGCTACTGACAAAACTAGTGAAGCAGTTGCTAGTGCAAAAGCGAGTGTAAACTCTCCGAAACAAGAAAAACCAATTGATTTACTTGCGAAAGATCAGACTGCAGGTGTTAGAAATGAGACGAGTGCGGCTATTAATGCTATTAAGCAAAATAATCCAGTAGATATCCTTGCTAAAAATAGCACTTCCAGTACTGTTAGTGAGGTCAAAAGTGGCGTTAATAGTATTCAAGACAAAACGGTTACAATCAACGCTCAAGATAACGCTTCTGGTGTTCTTTCAGGAATTAAGAGTTGGATTAACCGTGTAACTGGTAATTTCTTTACCAATATTTTTGCTAGTCGGCATGCTCAGGGTACCAACTACCATCCTGGTGGTCTTGCTATGGTCAATGACCAACGCAATAGTACTTACAAGGAATTAGTCACTCTTCCAGATGGTAGGAGCTTCATTCCTGAAGGTAGAGATGTCTTGCTTCCTCTCCCTAAAGGAGCTAAAGTTTTACGAGCAGATAAGACGAAACGCTTGATGCGTGAGATGGGTGTTCCTAAATATGCTGCAGGAGTTGGCATTCCGAGTGATGCTAAATTCCTTCGTGAGATGGAAGAAGCACAAGCTAAAATAGTGGTGCAAGCCCAAGGAGATATAAACAGTAAAGACAGCAATAAAGTCGTGTCTGAGATAGCGATTCTGAGAGCAAGTATGGAGAAGATCCTTACTGCTATCCTTGAAAAGCCGTCAGATACTTACCTGGACGCTGATAAAATTTCAATGAGTGTCTACCAACGTCAAGGTGCGATTTACGCTAGGGAGGGAATTTAATGTTTTATATGATCATCAATGGTTTTAACACATCAACTATCCCTCACTGCGTAGTGACGGATTTTGGTCAGGCGGAGGCAGCTAAACCTAGGGTGGCTGAAGATGCTACCCTCTACGGAGCCAACGGAAGTTATCGGGTGCTAGATGGGGGCTATGAGAGTTATGAACGGACTTTTTCGTTCTACATTCCTAAGTTACTGGATGTTTCTACTATCGTGGAGAAATTTCAGCCTAAGGACAATGTGCTAGAGTTTAGCTACCAGTTGGGGTCTGTCTTTTATGCGGATTTTATCGGTGCAACCTATAGCCCTCATGGGATGCATGCCTGGAAGCTAGAGCTTAAGTTGAACATGCAACCCTTTCGCTATCAGAAAAATGTTGCTCCTCTTGTCTTTACTGCAAGTGGCAATATCGACAATCCAGGCTCTGTCTATAGCGAGCCTGTGATTGAGATTGAGGGTGACGGAGATATTTCTTTGACTATCGGTCGGACAACTATGCACTTGACGATTAGACGAAAAGTGACCATTGATTGTAGACATAAGAAACAGAATATCTATAATGCAGATGGCGCTGTGCAAAATACTTTACGTAAACGTGGAGGCTTCTTTGAGTTGGCAGTTGGTAATAACGGTCTGGTCTTTACTGGTTCGGTTCGTAAGGTCACGGTTCGGCCGAATTGGAGGTATATCTTATGATTTATCTTACTGAAGGCAATACGCCTTTAAATGAGGCCTACAATGACGAAATCGTCCAGGAGCGGAACAATACCTATCAGCTGACCTTTCGCTTTCCTACATCGGATCCCAAGTGGGAATTGTTGAAAGAGGAAACTTTTCTGACTGCAGATGACCTGCATGGTGAGCAGGATTTTTATATTTTTGAGGTTGAAAAACAGCAAGGATATATCCAAGTCTATGCTAATCAGGTTATCAGCTTGTTAAATAACTACATCGTCAGCTCTATCGATGTTGATCGTGTCAGTGGTACAAGGGTATTGAGCGCATTGGCTGGTAGTATTACCAGAACCAATCCCTTTTCTTTCTTCTCTGATATTGATGATAGACATACGCTCAACATCAAGGACAAGAATGCGATGGAGGTCTTGGCCAAAGACAAGCATTCTATCCTTGGTCAGTGGGGCGGAGATATGGTGCGAAATGGCTATAACTTACGCTTGTTGAAAAATGGCGGTTCTGAAAATGAATCGCTTTTTATGTACAAGAAAAACCTATCTAGCTACCAGCATAAGACCTCAACGAAATCCTTGAAAACTCGGATAACCTTTAAAACAACCGTTAAAGGCGAGGGAGAAAAGGCGCCTGATGTTGATTACGTAGTAGTAATTGATAGCCCTTTGCTTGGGAAATACAGCCAAATCTATGAAGCAGTTGTTGAAGTCAATGACCAGAACGTCAAAGACCAAGCTAGCTTGATTGAATACGGTAAGCAGTATTTTCGGACAAGTATGTGTGACATGCTGGAAGATAACCTTGAAATATCGGTTGTCGGACAAAGCGATGTAGCCGTTCGGATGTTCGATGTGGTCAGCATCTACCATGAATGGTACGGCCTTGACGTTCGTAAGAAAATCACGAAATATACCTATTCACCAATGGCGAAACGCTTGAAGACAATTGGATTCGGAACCTTCCAGTCCAGTCTTGCGAATGCAATCGGTGGGATTGTAAATGATGCCGTTTTGAATGAAAGCCGAAATCTGCATAAGATTTTTGAAGAACGTTTGAAAAAGGAAATTGCCAACGCTGACCGTGCGTTTGATGCTGAATTTGCCAAGCGTGAGAAGGATATCACAGATGCCATCGAGCAGTACAAGGCTAAAGCCGAAGAAATGGGAGCCAAAATCCATGAGGAGATAGAGAAAGAGCGCCCTGAGTTCGTGAAGCGGATTCGTGAGGAACTGATGAGTGGTGCGGACTCAATCGCTGAACTGAGTAAGAAACTGGAACAGGTCAGTGAGACTGCAAGGGTCAACGCGAGTTTGATTGGTGGTGACGGGAATACCCAGTACAATAAGAACCGCTTGAATGGTGGCACGGCCAAGAAAATTAGTTATGGAACGGATTTCGTGGAAGTCGGACACAATGGAGAGGGCTTTGAAGTTGGTAAGCAGTACGTCATCAGCTGGTCAGCAACCTGCACACCTTACGGCAAGACAGATGTGACTGTGGTAGTCAATAAGAATCCATTTTATGGCGGACACGTTCATCTTGCGCCTGCTAATACGGTCATGCCAGCGATTGAGAAAGACCTGACCCAGAAAGAGGAGCAGGTCTTAGCAGTCTACTATGGTGCTTATCGTCTGACATTCTCAGGCGACTGGTATCAGAATACAGAGCGGTCTGTGACGATTGACAATCAGACAAGACGGATTGAACTAGCGCCAGTCTATAAGACGATTGCTGATGGGCAAAATGCTAGATATGACGGAAGTTGGAGCGAGAGTCCAACTTTTATTTTTGATGGAGGTAGAACATGACAGAGACAATCCCAGTAAGGGTACAACACAAGCGCATGTTAGCACGAGACTGGGCAAGTAGCACTCTGGTCTTACTTGATGGAGAGTTGGGTATCGAAAGCGATACAGGCAAGGTTAAGGTCGGAAATGGCCGTGACCGATTTTCAGCATTGCAATATCTAACAGGACCTAAAGGAGACCGTGGCGAACGTGGGGAAACAGGACCACGAGGAGCAGACGGTGTTATGCGATTCGAGAACCTGACGAGTCAGCAGAGAGAGGGCTTGCGAGGAGATAACGGTCATAGCTTAAATGCCAATGTTCGTATCGAAGGAAGCTATCGAAACGGTGCGACTAGTCAGCTGAATTTGATTGCAGATGTCTACTATGACGGAACACGTTTAACCAGTGGCTATACTGTTGATTATTACTACAGAGGTTTTGGGAATAATAACTGGCAAAGTTTGCTGAGCCAAACGCCTGACGCGAATGGGAAGTTTTCTCAGTGGAACGCCTCTCAACGTTCAGGAGGCTGGTTTGAAGTCTACATCGTTGTAACACACAACGGCATTAAAGCAGCTGCTAGCACACGACTTGACAATGTCAGTGACGGTGCAAGAGGGGCGAATGGTGCAACGGGTCCAGCAGGACCGGCAGGACCAGCAGGCCCCAGAGGCGCGGATGGAGCGCCTGGTCAAAACATCGTTAATCAAAACGGTGGGCAACCTATGAAGTATTGGGCTGGTACAAGGTATCAATATGATGCGATTGCCAACAAAGATAGTAATACTATCTATGACATCTATAGTAGTTCGTAGGAGGTAGTATGGCTAGAGAAGGAATTTACGTGGGTGGCAAGGAAGTTGTTCAGCGTTATGTAGGAACACGGTTGGTTTGGGAAAAAAGAATACGAGTTTTAGAACTTTTTGGCAAAAGAGTTATCGCCTCTCCAAGTTACGGAGAGAATGTAATGCATATATACGATTATGCATTTGGCTTCCAGAACAATTCGATTGACGATGTTCGATTTATCGGTAAAACTGAATCAAATGTTATTCCAGTAACACTAGAACGAGGCTATAGTAACAACCACATTAAAGCCCGTTTTAGAACTACCGAAGATTTTGAGAAAGCAAAAAGTTTATTTAACTCATCAAACGGAGAAACTTATATGAGCTTCTATTCTACATGGAGGTAACACATGGATATTACCATTCAAAACGTTCGTTCGCCTGCTCTTGAGCACAACGGACGATATTACAAGGTCTTTCAGCCACGGACACGAGATGAACTATTAAAGCTTCATCATATGGGCTGTGTGGGTGACACGGTGCTGACGGATATCCAGCTGGAGCAGGGGGATTTCCCGACTAGCTTTGTGGAGCCTACTGTCACGCAACGCACCTTGTCAGGTCTCTTCAAGGATATGCGTTCTATCGAACTGGAACTGAGAGATCCAAATAGTACTCTCTGGGGCAAAATCCAGCAGAATAATCAAGGGGCGCTGACACAGTTCTTTGATACAAATGTCAAGAGTGCCATCGCTCAGACTGCTAAGGAAATCAGGCAGGAAGTACGAGACGCTGCTAACAGTGCGAGGGTACAAGTGACGCCTGAAGGGGTGACTATCGGCTCTACTACCTTGACGGGTGAGCAGTTAGCCTCTACCATTTCCGCGAGTCCGAGAGGGGTTGATATCATCGCTCCACACGTTCGAGTACAGTCAGATATGTTGGTAGATGGTGCTGTAACAGCTAGGAAGATGGCCGCTGGTTCTGTCACTGCTGACCATATCCAAGCTGGTGCTATTACAGGCGATAAAATCAGCGTAGATGATGCCTTGATTCGGAACCTGACCGCTAGAGATGCCTTGATTGACAAGCTGACATCTAAACGTATCTTTGCGACTAAGATTGAGTCTGTTGTATCTAGCTCAACCTTCCTACAAGCCTATCAAGGCGAAATTGGAGGTTTCACTTTGGGGCAGTTTGATAATGGAGGCGGTCGCTGGATTTCTGGAGTAAACCAATTCTCAGTTGGTATGGGGAATGGTGCTGGTTATGGTACTAAGACAGCTTTCTGGGCTAATTGGGGCGATAACTGGAACCAAGCAGGACCAAACTCCTGGCATGTAGACACAGATGGACAGATGTATTGCAAGAATACAGTTAGTTTTTATGGTAAAGTTGACTTTTCTGGCTCTACAAACGTTAATTTCTACAGCAAGATTAATGCTAATAAAGGTATCTGGACAGGAAATGCAGATATTTATGGTGCTGGGTCAAATCCAGCTGGAGGAGAGAATGCCGTCGTCTGGTGGAATCAAATCACTACAGCAAAATGGAGAGGCTATGCAGGTATCACTTCGAGTTCAGATAGACGCTTGAAAGAAAATATTAAAGAGAGTCCAGTTAATGCCTTGGATAGAATCCAAGCGTTGAACATGGTCTCTTTTGATTTTATCGAGAGCCAGAAACATGAAGAGGTTGGTTTGATTGCGCAGGAAGCACAGGAAGTAGTCCCTCATGCAGTTGAAATAGATGAAGTAACATCTTATCTGTCTATCAACTATTCAAAATTCGTACCCTACTTACTGAAGGCTGTCCAAGAACTAGACCAGAAAATCAAAGAAATGGAGAACATACATGGATAATCACACAATCGACAAGCTAGTCGCTGAGTCGCTCGCCAACCGCTTGGCAGAAGGCGAATTGGATCGTGCGCATTTAGAGGCACGCTATACGCTGACTTTGACTGAATTACGGGTCTTTAAAGCCGTGCTGGAATATGACCCAGCCCTCAAAGAACTATTTGACGAAACGCAAGCTAAAATGAAAGGAAATAACGCATGACTTACAAATTAACAGGAAGCCCTATTCTAAAAGGGGAGAAGAATGTCACAATCGTAACGATTGAGAAAGAAGAACCTGGACGCTATAGCTATGAGCGTGTGGAATTGCCAGGCAATCGCACGCATGATAATGAAGAGGTGCTGATTCAAGCAGTGCTGGACCATATCCGTACAGAGCTTGACCCTACGAGTGCAATCGTGCAAGCGCAGGCTAAATTAGAGCATACTCTGGCTAAATTGGAACAGGCTGAGCAGAAAGTAGCTCAAGCTCAAGCCAATCTTGAACAAACCCAAGAGAAATTGAGTCAAGCAGAAGCGAAGCAAAATGACCTTGAAGCACTTGCGAACCGCATTAATAAAGTAGTTCGAGTGATGGCTCAAGATTCCATCATGGGTGAGAAAGTTTCTTACGGCACAACCTACAAAGAAATGGTTGAGCTATTCCCTCTGGCTGAAGTTGGAAAAGTTTATGAACCAGGTTCAATCTTTGCGGTCGAAGATCCAAGTCATTCTGAAATGTATGGAGAAGGTAAACGCATTCTGATTCAAACTAATCAGTCGTTTACTTATCAAGGAGAAACCCTTACTCAACTTGAAGGAACACCGTACCAGAATGGCGTTCTAGCAACTTGGAAGTTTAACGCACCAAAAGCGCCAAATGAACAGTAGAGGTGCTTTATGGACGTCTTACAATCAACAGAGCATTTCTTCATGAACGTTTTGCCAGTTGCTACACCAATCGTTGTAGCTTGGTTGGGATATAAAATGCCGAAGAAATCAAAGGAACTAACAGACCAAATCATTTCTGAATTGGACGATGTTAAAGGGAAAATCAAAGATGTCCAAGAAACTGCATGCGACAGCAACACTAAAATTGACGAAGTACAAGCAAAGCTAAAACTGCACGACGAGGCGCACCTTGTGACCATGAGGATGCGCCTTGATCGTGATATTCGTAGGGCTATACGTCGTGGATTCACTACCAAGGATGAGTTCTATGTAGTGGAGAACATGCATAATAGCTATAAAGCTTTGGGTGGTAATGGTTACATTGACCACCTGTACAACAATTTTGAGGCGTTGCAGATTAGGGATGACATCTTAGTTGAAGATGAGAAAGGGGCGCAGAATGGTCTGTAATCTCAATACGACCAATCTTGCTCAAGTTGATGGTGGTTACCTCATCAAGCAGGGTGATGTAGCTTCTACCTTTGGATTCGTCCTCTTAGACGAAGATTATCGAGCCGTCCCCTCTCTTGATGGTGAGGTGGCGGTCGTTAGTCTGACTATGGGCAAGTACCAATGGAAGAAGAGGGTGACTGTCACAAACTCAGGCGTGAATTTTAACCTGGACACTATCTTGCCAATTGGGAAATACCGCTTAGAGATTAGCGCTGGTGGGTATATCTTCCCAAGTGACAAAGAGACACATATCAAGATAGTGGCTTCAGATAAAGAATTGGTCACAGAAGAAGTCCATGCTTTAAAGGAGCTGGATATCGCAAAGGAAGTTGAGAAACAACTTTTAGAAAAAACAGTAACAGATGGTGGAGTATGTCCGGAATTTCCAGACCTACTCTTTTTTTACAACTTAGGAAAGGTATAGAAAAAAATGGAAACTACAAAATTAACAGAATTTGCCCGTACATTGGGAGAAGATAATAAACGAGTTAACGAAGAATTAAAAACCAAGGTTAGCACTTCAGCAATGACGCAAGCTATCTCTCAGGCAGTCACTCAAGCTAAATCCGAGGTTAAGGCTGAAATCTTGGGTGAGTCTGTACCTGAAAATCTTGATACGCTGAAAGAAATTGCAGACAAAATCACAAGCATGGGCGATGACGCTGGTGGCGCACTCCTTGGAAAAATTACTGAAGTTGGCGGACGTGTAGACCAGATTGCCGATCTTGATTTGGTCGCAACCTATAACGCAGCGAAAGCGTGAAGCCTATGAATAACCTTGAAAATCTAGCGGCTGAAATCGGTAAGGATATCAAGGGCATTAAAGAGCAACAGGTTACGAAAGATGAGCTGGAACAAAAATCCTATCTGACAAGCCATCAATCCTTGTCAGGTTATGCCTTGAAATCGGAGTTGTACAATGATATCCCAATCAAGGCTAGGATTTCTGCCTTAGAAAACCGTCCATCATTCGATACGCTGACACCGACTCAACGAGATAGCTTAAGGGGTGAGAACGGCCATAGTTTAAGTGTCAATGTCCGTATCGAAGGAAGCTATCGAAACGGTGCGACTAGTCAGCTAAATTTATTCGCAGATGTATTTTATGATGGAGAGAAGCTCACGAGTGGCTATACTCTTGATTACTACTATCGAGGTTTTGGGAATAATAGCTGGGGTGTTTTGAGAAATCAAACGCCTGATGCAAATGGTAAATTTGGTCAGTGGAGTGCTACACAGCGCTCTGGTGGTTGGTTCGAGGTTCGGATTGAAGTGAGCTACAGAGGTCTTAAGGCCTCTGGTTTTGCTCATTTGGACAATGTCAACGATGGCGAACGAGGTTCAACGGGCGCTAGAGGAGCAGATGGAGTGCCTGGCCAGAACATCATCAACCAACAAGGACAACAAGCACTGAAGTATTGGGCAGGAACACAAGCGCAGTACGATGCCATCACTACTAAAGACCCTAACACGATTTACGATATTTTTAAGCAGGTGTAGTTATGAAAGATAGAGTAAGGATAATGTTAGGCAATCAGGAGATTGTCAAGAGGTACATAGGTAGCAGGCTGGTGTGGGAAGCGGTTAAGAAAACGACTGAACGGTTGTTACTAACTATAAGAGCGAGAAAATTATGGGGTTCTTCAAGTGTGCTAATCATCAACACGAGCAATACAAATACACCTACAATTTTAAAACCTAAAAAAATACAAGCAGATAACAAGCCGCCGATTAATCTAGAATCTTTGCTTGTGACGAATGTAAAAGAAACTGGAGTAGTTCTTATTTTTGCAACTGAAGACAAAAAGAAACGTGTAGAGAATTATGTGAGTGGTGCAACGATTATAAAATTTTATGGAGAATAGAAAGGAAAAATACATGATTAACTGGAAACTACGATTACAAAATAAATACTTTTGGCTGACTGCAATCCCAGCCCTCTTGCTTGTCCTGCAAGCTGGTGCAGCAGTCTTTGGATATCATCTGGATTTGGGTGATATCGGCAACAAGCTGATTTTGCTTGTCAATGCGGTCTTCGTATTCTTGACTGCTATCGGTTTGGTCAACGACCCGACCACAAGCGGAATTACAGACAGCACACGAGCACTAGAATACAAGAAACCAAGTGAGGAGTAATATGGATATTGATACAAGCAGATTACGCACAGACTTGCCGATTGTTGGATTTGAGCCTTTCCGTCAAGTACATGCCCACTCAACAGGAAATCGCAACTCAACTGCTCAAAATGAGGCGGACTACCACTATAGAAAGGACCCTGGACTTGGGTTCTTTTCTCATGTCGTTGGAAATGGCCGTGTTATGCAGGTAGGTCCTGTAAACAAGGGAATGTGGGATGTTGGTGGCGGTTGGAATGCTGAGACCTATGCAGCAGTTGAACTGATTGAAAGCCATTCAACTAAAGAAGAGTTCATGACAGACTATCGCCTGTACATAGAATTGCTACGAAATCTAGCAGATGAAGCAGGTTTGCCAAAAACTCTTGATACAGACGACTTGGCAGGTATCAAAACGCATGAATACTGTACAAATAATCAGCCGGATAACAGTAGCGACCACGTTGACCCGTATCCTTATCTTGCGAAATGGGGTGTTAGCCGTGAACAGTTTAAGCGAGATATTGAGAACGGCCTAGGCGCCGAAACAGGCTGGCAGAAGAATGATACAGGCTACTGGTATGTTAAAGAAGACGGCTCTTATCCAAAAGACAAGTTTGAGAAAATCAACGGAACCTGGTATTACTTCGACGGTTCAGGCTACATGCTTGCAGACCGCTGGAAGAAGCATTTAGACGGAAACTGGTACTGGTTTGATAACTCAGGTGAAATGGCGACAGGTTGGAAGAAAATCGCTGAGAAGTGGTACTATTTCGACGTAGAAGGTGCCATGAAGACAGGTTGGGTCAAGTACAAGGATACATGGTACTACCTAGATAGTAAGGACGGAAACATGGTATCTAATGAATTCGTCAGAGCAGGTCAAGGATGGTACTACATCAAGGCAGACGGAACAATGGCAGACAAGCCAGAGTTCACGATAGAACCAGACGGCTTGATTACGACTAAATAATTTTAAAAAATAAATAGAAAGGAAACTTTCTAAAATGTTCTTTCACCGCAAGCTCAGGC